TCAAAACATACTTATAACCTTTGGCTTCTGCGTGTTTTCTCAACCTGTCTTTCTGGCGTTCAAGATTTTCTTTTTGCTTGGCTGTAGAGCATCTGGCGTAAATCACCGTAACCTTTTCTTGTTTCTCTTCCTCAACACCCATAAAAGCATCTAAATCTTCCTGACGAAAACGTCTATGTTCACCAGTAGTTTTGAAAGAGTTTATCTTTCCGTTGTTGGCAAGCGTCTTGAGAGTGTTGATTGACACACCAAGATACTCGCTTGCTTCTGTGATTTTATAGATTTTCATTTAACTAATACTCCCCATTGGGAAGCCATCGCCTTTGCTATACCAATAAAAGTCTTTGACCGTAAGGCTGCTCTTTCTGGAGATGGAGCCATTTTCCAGATTCTTTGTTCCCTACCTTCAACAACATTGGTAGGTTTTAACTTTGGAAGATCGTTAATCCAGAGGCACGTTGCTTTTGTTTCACCATGTCCGAATTGCCAGGGTTGTATAATTTGATCAGGTTTTCTAAACTTACTGGACATAATTCCGATTGGATTCTCTATCGCCCATTTGCAACGCAATCGAGTGAACTGAATAAAAAAATCAATCGACTTTTGTTGCCTGCCGTCTGCTTGCTTTTCTGCAAACCATCTCGCACCCGACACAGCCAAATCAGTACATGGTGGGAATGCAATAATCATGTCCCATTCCTTTTCAAGCAATGGCGTTACATCTCCCTGTATGTGCCATTCTGGATGACCACCTGAACATGGCTCTATATCACATGAGTAGGCTTCAACGCCTAATGCTCGCATCTCTTTTGTTACCGCCTGTGATTCCTCACAAGCAATTAGAACTTTTCCCATCTTTCAACCCCTTAACTATTTTCTCGTTTGCGTCCACAATCTTCTGCATAGCCTCAACGGATATTTCTTTTTCCAAAGGCTTAAAGAAATAAACCTTCTCATCCTCTGTCTGGAAATACTCTTTGGTTACTTTGATTACTTTCATTTTTCACTCCTTAAATGTACTACATTTTGGGTTAAAAAGCAAGTGATTTTAACCGATTTCTTTTGATTTTGGCGGATTTTCATAAGCAGTTAAAACCTCCTTCTTTTATTATTATTTTTTCTATCACAAGTGATAAAAGTTTCTTCGCTATATCTTCATCAGTTGATTCTTCCGGGAAACATAAGTAATATGGTATTCCATGCTTACGCTCCCGTGTGTCGACAACAGGAAAATCACCAAATTTATTAGTAAAACATATTCCTCTATCTTTTTTTATGCTGGATAATTTAATTGTTTTTCTAATTGGGAGGTAATAATTTTCGGCAATTTCCATTGCAATATTTTGAGCTTCGATAGACCATGATTCGCTGTACTCGAATATGATTTCCCATTCTTCTTCTGAACACCACGCCGCAACTACATCATCTTGATACGATATAGTATCTACATATTCATCGGCAAATGTAACATAGTAGCGAGCTTCATCTTTTGTCAATCCACAATATTCTACGAGCTCCTTCTCCAAATTTTCACCAACAACAAATTCATATTCTCTATAATATTTTTCAACCACAGTTTTTGCAACTTTGAAAAACAATGTTGCGATTTTTTCGTTCCTCAAAACGCCAGCTGGTGTGCTTCTATATTCAAAACCATGAGGCTGGCATCGGTATGCACTCAGTTGCGCATAGTCACTATCACATCTTGCTTCGCCGTTTAATTTCCAGAATGGCTTCGCAAGGAAGTAATCAAGAAGCCATAATAGGTCGTCTGTTGGTTTTGTAGATTTTCCAATCCCGAAATGAATATGGCAACCAACAGCATATTCATTCCCTGCTACTGATAATTTGACATCAACCTGCTGCAATAATTCTTTTATATTTTTTACCAATCCTTCAGCCGTTTCGCTTGGATTTGGTCTCAATTCAAATTGCTTGCCACTACCATCTATCCCTATCTGCGAATTGCGTGGGTCATCATAATCAATGCAATTGCTTCCGCAATCATCAGCACTGATTGGATCTCCATCTTCAGACAAAACCTCAAATTCAGGGTCAGTACCAATGAGTATAGTTTGATTTGTCTCATCGTTTACCATTATTCCTTTTATTCTTTTTTTCATTTTCTTTTCTCCTTTTTTTTATTATCAAATCTTATATTAACAATATACATATACATATATGATTTGTCAAGTATTTTTTTCATTTTTTTTAAAAAAAATTAAATTTTTTTATTGTGACAATATTTAAGTTTTTGTCACTATTCATTCATCGCAATTGCTAAATTTGCGTAATAAACTGCTTTTTCTATATTGTCGATTGACTTTGATTTTTCTATCGAATCAGGACAATTTGTCTCTACAATATCAGCAAGCTTTTTTGCCATATTTTTAATTTCTTCATATCGTCGAAGTTGCTCTTCATTCCGCAATTGTATTAGAGCCGGCGTTTTATAAATGTGTTTTTTCTTTTCGACATCGCCTTCATTAATAAACATTATAAAAGTCATAACGACAATTATCACACACATAATCAAAAATCCAATTTTATCTTCTTCCCACATTTTTTTATCTCCTTATTTTTTAAAATATATTTATTGTATTGCATGTATTTAAAGATGTACCACGTTTTATATGATACTTGATATTATGTTTATTGCAAAATGCTATAACTTTCGCAGACATTTCATTATAAAAATCATCGCTATTTTTAGCAATCTTATTATAATTTAATTTTCCGAAAATTATCTTATTTACGAATTCTATCTTCTCAAAAATATTATCTATGTTACTGGCCGTTTCATCCAGGGCAGGAGTAGGGTATGGCTCCATACTCACCCATGTTTTAAGACCAGCCTGAGACAACATTTTCAATGAATTAATTCTATCTTCATAATTTGCCGCATATGGTTCGTATTCTTTTTTGAAATCATTATTCAACGAAACCAATGTAATGCCATACTCATTCCCTTGCAAAAATCTTTGCCTATCTAAAATCTCTTCGGGATAAATACCCTTTGTTAATGTTGTTACTCTAATGCCTTCTTTGTTTAATTTTTCTATTATTTGAAGTGTTAGTTCTTTAATTCCGGGTACTAATTCTTTATTTTCAAAATCATACATAAATGGATCTGACATAAAACAAAGATGGACAAAATCAATTTGAGATTTATATTTTGGTATTTCTTTTTCTAATAATTCTAATGCATTTGAAACAATTTTAGGTTTTCTCCAATCTTCATAATTTTTAACCCAGCCAAATTTTTTTGCCATCATCATTGCATAGCATGGAAATTTACATCCGTGCATACAGCCAGTTATATGGTTAATAGTCCAATCGCCATACTCAACTTTAGTTTTGTATAAAAGAGACTTTCTGCTAATCGTTGTTATATCTGTTTTCATATTTTTTTAACCTCTAAAACGGTATCACGTCATCATCATTATCATTTTCTTCTATTATATTGCTGTCACTATCGCTATCGTCTAATTTAATTCTAACGATGTCACCGTCTCTGGTGTGTACGAATGTTATCCTGTCTTCAAGCTTTAATTTCTCGTAGAAATTGTTCCTACCATACGCAGTCCGCTTTTCTTCGACACACCAATCGCTATACATGTCATATAACACCTTCGGTCGATACGAATCAACCGACCCGCAGTAAATTTCTTCATGTAAAAATTGCGTAATGCTGCTACTGCTAATTACCCACTCGCTTCGTTCGTTCTCAACCCACTGCGGTGTGATGAAATCGAAATTGTTTTGTATTAGCAACTCAATACCACGCAAAGCAAATCCTAAAATCGCCGGGCGCTCATCGAATTTTTTGTCTTTATGATTGCCACTCTCTTCGCCTTTTTTCTTTAATCCACAAATTTTCTCAAGAAGGTAAACATCGGGATTTTTAATTTTTTTCTTGTAGGGTATATAGACCAGTCTTCGCTCCAATCCTTCAGTACCGCCGGCGACGCTGAACGCATGATTGGAAATGAAAAACATAGCAACACTTATCCTCACGCCTTTGATTGCATCTTTATTTTTTTTCTCTATCGTTATATTCCTTTGCCCGGAATAATTTTTGATAAAATCGTCTGGCAGTGCAAGGTTTGCTTTCACATCATCATCAACGAAAATTTTAGCGCCCCATAAATCAGAAGAAGCAAATCTGTTATCCATATCTTTTATACGCCGTGAGACGAAAAATTCACTACCGATTAATGTTTGCAACAATTCAATAAAAAAAGATTTGCCAGTGTTCTGCCCGCCGTAAAGAGCAAAAAATCGGGGCTTGCGCTTGACGGGATTTATACAATAAGCGATTACCTGCGAAAAAAAATCTATTGTTTTATTGAGTTCGTTTTCATAATCATCGCAATCAATCGGCACAAGTGATTTAATGTAATGATAAAATGCCGGCGCCATTTCAGACAAATCTCTTCTATTATATAATTCTATATCAAAATCAAAATCAAGGCAATGCAAAGGATACAATTCCCTGAAATAATCTTCGCCTTTTTCCTGTCTACTGTGGAATATAAATCCGTCGTCGGTAATTTCGACCGCGCCATTCCTGACATGAATGTAAGGTTTCAATGCGCTATCTTTAAACGGATTGCTTGAGTAAAATTTTCGTGAATATCTGCTCAAGAATGATATTGTATTCTGTATGTATGTATGTACTGCTTTATCGCTATTGTTTAAAAATTCGATAAGATTTATTTCAATCCACTTCTGTATATCACTTTCAATATTTATTTTTAGCCGTTCTTGCCAATAATGCTTTTTCTCATCATAGACATAAAATATTCCATCAATCTGTTCGAGATTGTCATCACCATACAGCGACTTGCGCGCCACATGGAATGCGTCATATGGCGTCATCAGCGATTCTATTCTTTCCTGCTCTTTTTCTTCTATTATATTAGCATGTATAAATTCTATAATATCAATGCCTTCATCTATCGCATCAACTATATCCCAGCCATCTTTTTTATTTACCACATTTATCAATTTCGCAGACGGTATTTTTTCCAGTATGATTTTCGCAGCCTTCTGTCCTACCTCGTCAGCGTCAGGCCATATATAAACTTCTCTATCATCAAGTATACTAAAATCAATTTTGCTAACATTGCCCGTTCCACCTAACCATGTGACAACAACGAATCCTTCAACTTCAACATTCGCGCATTTCTCACCTTCAACTATCAGTACCTTAAGTTTATTTTCTCTTAATTTATTTTCATGGAACAATGGTATGCGGACATTATCAGGGCGCCCAGGCACCCATCCTTTGCTCGTATAATAGAATGGAATAGTGCTTTTTTCTTTTTTCTTTTTTCCTATATCTTTCTCGTAGCGACAAACGCATAGTATCAGTTCGCCTTCATAGTTGCGGTACGGATATATCGCTACTGGTTCGCCGTATGTATCTATAAAATATTGTTCTTTAACTTTTTCGGCGAGTTCGTTTTTTGCATTTTCTGGAACAGGTATTATCGCTTCTTCTTTTTTCTTTTTTTCTTTTTTTTCGCTCGCATCAGGCATAACACCACCACTGTCAGCTATTATTTTTTTTGCAGCTTCGACTTTTGAAATGTTAAAAGCTCTTGCGACAAGGTCAAAAAAATTTCCACCTTCGCCAGTAGCTTTGTCGTGCCACAATCCAGTGTTGACGTTTATACTAAACGTTCCGCTTTTGACGTGTTCATCACGACGCAACGGTGATAATGTAGCATACTCACCACTCGTCGCAATATACTTTGCGTCTTTAGCGCTAAAATAACGTTCAATTAAACGTAGCGATATGCACCTCTGCGCCTGCTCGAAAATATCAGATTGCATATCATTTATTTTTTGTTTTCTTTTTTATGTTTGTCAATAATACTTTTGTTTTCCAAAAACATTTTTATAAGAGCGATTATTGCATCACTCATCGTAATTCCAACAATCGCAGTTTCAGCCTTAAATTTAGCATGTAATTCTCGTGATATCTGTACAACTAATCGTTTCTCTTCCATCATTGTTCTCCTTCTTCATTTATTGTTGTTGCTTAAAATATTTTGCTTTTACTCTCATTACATCTATCAATGATATATCTTCAAGCTTGCCAGTTTCGCAATTCATGTATGCATATTCATCGAAAATAATTTTGTCGATATTTTCTTCTTCTTTATAATTCAAAATATTTTTAATTATAAAAAATAGAAATAATATATATCCTTCTTTATCTTTTTTTATTTTTGCAAAATAGTACTTCCCTATGTCGATGTCAAAAGACAATTCATATTTTTTCAAAATTGCAAAGCTTTGCTTCATTTTTTTTCGTGCTGTTTTCATTCCCCATCACCTCATTCATTAATACAAAATATATACTATAACTTTATACAAATCGTCAACATAAATTTTTAACTTACACTAATTTTTTTTCATGCAAATATCGCCTTCTATTTCAGTATTTCATTTTTTACTGTAACACGCTCTCATTCCGACGATTAAGTACTCGACTTATCCACAATTGTTAATAACTTTTTTTCACGAAAAGTTATCACAAAACCATCACAAAGTTATCACAAATGACACGAAATTATCACATGTACAGCATATTTTTTGCAACACATTGTACTTTATGTATATATTGTTTTTAACACATCCTGTGACAACTAAAAAGTGTGATAACTTTGACCCCCTCTGTGATGATTTTGTGATAACTTTGAAAATGAGATATGATCGCATATTTTGCAATAATTGCCTCTAATAGCCCAGGTGATAATGTGATAACTTTGGCGCCAATTTCTGGGCCGGAAAGTATTTTTTCTTTTTTTTATAAAAATCACAAAACAAAAAAACATAGGAAAAAGTAATTTTAAAAAAAAGTTATCAAGTTATCACATCATGTATAAAGTCATTATAATGTTGTAATACACTATACATCAGCTAAAAAAAAATAAAACAACATATTAATATATAATGTCACGTCAAATTCATATTCATATTTATAATATTGTTGTTTATTATTATGACATGCAACACTATATGCACACATTTGAGCGCCGGCAGTGGAAAAATTTTTTTATTTTCACCGGGAGTAAAAAAAATTTTTTGATAATGTTATATATTTTTTTGTATATAATAGGTTCTTCTGGCTGTAGCACGAATATCGAAAAATGGTGCGGCCGCCGCCGATTTCTGCCAGCTTCAAAAATAAGAGTTGACTATAAAAATAAAAAATGATATGATAAAAGTATAACAATAAAAAGGTGATGTATATGCTAATAAGTATGGCAGATGCCGCAAAAAGATTAGGAATAACACGACAAGCTATTGATAATTTGAAAAAAAACAAAAAACCACCACGATTTTTCAAATTGGACAAGAAAACAGGGAAATATAAAATCGACGATGAGATGCCAGAATGGCAGGAATTTGAAAAATATTATCAGAAAAATAAAAAATTTTTGACGACGAAAGGTGATTTTGAAAGACGGACGAAAGCGAAAATCAAAGACATTAAAGACAGTATCGATATGCTCGAAGGAGATGAGCTGGATAGGAAATATGTTGAATCGAAAATGAAAAAGGAAATCTATATTGCTGCAATCAATAGAGAGAAAGCGAATCAAGAGAAGATGCGAACATTGGAGATGAAACGGGAATTAGCGCCAATCGACCTGATGAAATATTTTTTTTCGTTTGCAGAAGATATGATACAAAGATTGTATCGGCGACCGCACGAAATAAGCCCGCAGCTTGCAGCGCTCTATATTGCGCATGAAGAAAAAAAAGCAGAACAATTGCTTGTGAGGGAGATTGAAGGAATAATCGTAGAGACTAAAGAGATGTTGTTGCAGAACATGGAAGAGGAAGGGTTTCGATACAGGAAAAAATTAGAAAAAAATAAAAGTGCGAATGAGGATGAAAGCGAAGATGGATGATAACTATGATAGTCTATTAATCGAACTGAATGAAATTACAATTCCCGTTTTGACGAAAATTGTCAAAGCGTGGAAAACGAACTCATATATAGAGCTGCCGTCGGAGTGGGCAGCGAAGAATCGATACCTGCCACCGGGGGTCACGGAATATCCGGGGTATATCGACCATTCAATAGCGCCGCACCTCGTTGAAATTCAAGATTGTTTTCATCCCGACAGCGACATCAAGCAAGTAACTGTTATGAAGTCGACACAAAGTCTTGTGACGACGACAATTGAAAATGTCATAGGTCATTCAATAAAATATAAATTGCATAACATACTCTATATAATATCGAACAAAAATATTGCCGGTATTCGTTCGTCGTCTGCGATTGACGTGTTGATAGATTATTCTGGACTGAAGGAATATGTAAAGCCAATCAGCGAGCGAATGAAAAGAAAAGTCGCTGATAATAAATATTATAAAGAATTTCAAGGTGGCCGTCGGTTGATGTTAACCAGCTGGAATAGCATTAGAGATGCGAAGTCGTTGAGTTGGGATTTTATTATCATGGATGAATTAGAAGAGGCGCCATATGAGCTATCAGGTCAGGGCGACCCGGAAAAAATTTTTGCTGGCAGATCGAAAACGATACGGAATGCGAAAATTGGAAAGATTAGCACACCGACAAACGTCAGCGGTAGAATCAATGTCAATTTTTTAGAGGGAGATAGACGATTTTATTTTGTGCCATGTCCGCTATGCGGTGAATTTCAAGTTCTCGATATTAAGGGCATGGGAAGGGACTATGGACTAACAGCGAGGTCTGAATCAATCGGCGGAGTCGAACAAGTAATACAAGAATCGGTTAGATACATTTGCAAACATTGCAAAAAGGAAATTTACGAATATCAAAAGGGAGATATGATGCTCGGTGGCAGATGGCAGCCAACAGCACGGCCAGTGAATCCATCGTATCGCTCGTATCACATTAGCAACTTGATGTCGCCAATAATGTTTTACACATGGACACAAGCTATGCAGGAATTTGCCGAAACTGATTATGGAAAAAATATTACGAGATTTAAAAATTTTGTAATAGATGTGCTTGGCTTGCCGTGGGAATCCCGGAGCGAACAAAAGACGTGGGCTGAATTGAAAGAAAGAGCAGAAGACTACGAGTTAGGACAAGTGCAAGGTGGGTATGTTATCACCGCTGGTGCTGATATCCAGAAAAATAGAATTGAGTTACAGGTTGTTTCCTGGGGATATGATAGCGAAAGCTGGGTGATTGACTATCAAACGTTCTGGGGAGAAACGAAAAATAAGAATGGATTGGTATGGAAAAATTTTAAGAATTTTATTACGACGAAAAAATATAAATTGGGAAATAAATTGATACCGATAACATTAACGGCGATAGACACCGGTTATAATCCTGCATTCGATAAAGTCGATAATGATACTGACATAACGATAGAACATATTGTCTATGAGTTTGTCGCAACAACGCAACGAACAATTGCATGCAGGGGCAATGACAAAATGAAAGATTCGATATTGAAAGAAATAAAAGTTATGAGGAAATCGCTATTGAAAAGACGGTATGACGTTGCCGTTAGCGAACTGAAAGATGAGCTATATGTGAAAATCGACATGGCGCCAGGCACGCAAGGCGAGATTCATTTCAGTAATCGATTACCAGACGATTATTTTAAGGGCATAATGTCGGAAGTGTATGCTGAAATAATGCCGGGCAAATTTGGATGGAAAAAGATATGGGAAAGAAATGAAGCATTGGATACTATCATATTAGCCCGCGCAGCTGCGGAATTCATTGGATTACCGCAATGGGGGAGCGAAGTTTGGGACGATTTGAAAAAAAAGATAAATGTATTATAAAAAAGTGTTGACAAATACGAATATATATGTATATAGTAAATATCTTGATGATATGTTTTTTTCATAACAACCTCCTTTTTTTTAAACCGCCCCGCATTTTGGGCGGTTTTTTTATTGTTAAAATATTATCCCAGCGCGGATGCTTGTTTCTTTTTCGTTGTAGTTGATGAGCCACTCTGCATAACCATGATAGACCTGCAAAAATAATTTCGGTTGAATGTAACTGGTGATTATCCTTACCTGAACTTCTGCACAGAACCATCCTTTGTTTTTGCTTGAACCGAATTTAAAGTGCAATTCTTCTTTATCAAGCAAGAAAACTTCTTTGCTTTTGATTTTGAAAAAAACGTCTGCTTCGTAATGTCCGATGTAAGAATCAATATCAGAATTTTTTCTGCTGACATTATAGTAGCCGAAAAATTTTAAAGCAATACCAACATTGTAAACTTCGCCATAACTTAATTGAGTTGCTGCATAATACAAATTCATTCCCCTGCTTTCTGCACCATCACGGCCGTTCGACTTGTGAAAAATTGGCGAAATCTGGATATAATCAATAAGACCCAAATTGACGTTGTTTGCGAAATTATTCCCTGATTCAAAAATAAAAAATGCTTCAGGCTGGTAGTTTGACTCGTAGAATGGCGACGAGTTGTCATGAGTTTTCCACCAGCTCGTTTGCGTGTAAGCGGCGTACAGTCCAATTTTTGAAGGATAAAGAATTGAATATTTCGCTGAAAACTGAAATTTTGTCTGCGCTTCATCGTCGCCTGTGATGAAATAATTGTCACGATACAAGCTCATCGGCGATTCGTATTCTTTCGCTGATAATATTGTTGCGATGAAAAGCATTGTGAGTGTAATGATTGTTTTTAATTTCATAGTTTTATCTCCGTTGTTTTTATAATGATATTATAATAATAATATCAATTCAAAATTAAAAGTCTTTTTTTTGGTTGACAAAAATAATATATTCTGTTATAACAATTGTATGAAAATAAAAAATGTAATATATATCATTGCGCTATTGTTAATGTTCGCTCTGGGATATTATATAGCAAGCATCACGAAAAAAAATGATGTTGAAATTAAGACAGTAAAAGTGACAGAAACAAAATATATAAAAGTGCCCGTAACGACTCAAGAAGCTTTCGATTGCGTGCAGTCACCAATACGGATACAGACACAAGCCGAAGGTAATACAATAATTATAACAGCAAACGACGATTGCAAAGAAGCGCAAGCTTTTATAAAGACTGAATGCAACAATAAAAAAGAAAGCAAGGCTTTATCCGCTGGCATTGGATTCCTTGTCGGCGTTGCATTATTTTTGTTATTGTAGGTTATAAAATATGAAAAAAACAGAAAAGAAGATACCAGTTGAGGTTTATTCCAGAGTTGTTGGATATTTTAGACCAGTGAATCAATGGAATAAAGGCAAGAAGGAAGAATTTCAAGAAAGGAAAGAGTTTACTATTAATGAAATTTCAAACGATAGTAGAAGCACTTCATAAAGTTGGCGTATCAGACGAAAAAATTTCCGACCTCATCATGCCGGGAACATCGCTGCATGATAAGATACAGGAAGCTCTTCAGACAGATTTTTATTCAAATGAGTTACTTGATAATTTTGTAAAATCAGATTTATTCGACAAAAAATCTGTTGATAAATATTTTTTAGAAATATTAAGAAGCAAAGATTTAGATGAACAAGAATATATCAATTATGAATTCGATGATTTTTCGATAAATGGTTTATCTGAATCAGAAAAAATGAAATTTGCTCGCTATGTTATAAGGGGTTTCTTATCTTGCAAAAAAGATGATGCAATAATAATAGCTCTCGACGGATGGATTACTGAATCAAGGATGCTTGAACTTATTGAATACACAAAAAATTTAATTAGCACAATAGATCTAAACGAGTATAGCATGTTCTATCTTGGACGAGGCATGGCGTCTCTATTACATTGTCTCGACTACGAAGATGATATGTTTAAGGCTGTCTTATCATTGCGACATTGCATTAATCACGAAATAGCACATGTATTTGTCAATGCAATTATTCTGTATGGTAATGAAAATATGGAGATGGCTACAATTCTAACAAGCATACTTGATTGTGCAAATGAAGGATTTGAGATATCGAATAGTTCTGCAAATTTAATTAAAAGAAAAATTGATTATGAAATGTGCAACGGAACATTGATAGAAGAATTATCATCAGAACCAGACCTGTTACGTGATGTATTAATATTATTGAAAGGCAAACACTATAATTATGATATCGATGATGATTAAATTATATATGAAACAGGAGACTCTGCATGGAATGGATGACAAATAAATTTTTTATCAGATTTTTTTTGTGGTTGATAATTGTGACTATAGTATTAAAATTGTGCGGCATTAATTATATAAGCGATGCGCTGGTATTGGGCATGATGGGATATATTGTCGCATTGATTACATGCAATAACGTGGAAAAAAAATGGAAGACAAAATAATAACAGAAGAAGAGCTCGAAAACGCTCTGAAAGAATTGCATATTCTGAGTAATAATATAATTGTAGTATTGCGAAAATTGGTTGATGGAACGGCGCATATATATGAGTATGACGAAGCTATAAACAAGTATGAAAGTTATAAAAATAATCTATTCAAAAGGCTCGAAAAATGATAACACTTGATTGGTCACATATTTTCGCAATTATTAGTGTTGCTGTTAGTGCATATTTAACGCTTATTATATACATAACAAAGATAAGCGGTAAGTTGGCGATGGTTGAGCAATGTGTCGATGCTATAAAAAAAAATGTTGATAGAATACAAAATGCAAACGAAATGGATCATAATAATTTTTATCATCATAAAGATATTTTGCGCGATGAGATGAACATCGGAATGCAGAAGATAGAATCACGTATGAATACGATTGACAAGACGTTGGCAGCTATTTTAGAACGACTCGATATGCGGAGGAAAAATGACACGTAAAAACAAGAAAAGATCGCTTATACGAAGGTATCAAACTATTGCGAAGAGAATACAGCGAGATAAAAATGTAGTTGTCGCTGAGATAGGAGTACTCGAAGGCGAATTATCTAAAATGGTATTAGACAATCATAGCAACGTTACGTATATTCAAGTTGATAGGTGGCAATCGTATAGCGAAGAAGAACGAGAAAGAGAGAATAATTCTACAATGACTTTTAGAGAACAAAAATTTTTTGATGATGCGAAAGAAAAGAATTTGCAAAATATAAAAAAACATAAAAAGCGAGTGAAAATCATAGAAGATGATAGCGTCAATGCTGCGAATCAAATAGAAGACGAAACAATCGATATTTGTTTCATTGATGCAGCACATTCTTATATTGGCGTTACAAATGATATACAGGCATGGTTTCCGAAGGTGAAAAAAAATGGCTGGATTGGTGGACATGACACACAAAGGGAAACTGTTGTGAATGCTGTTCATGATTTTTTTAAAGATAAAGATTATGAAATTACTTATGACAAAAATAATACCTGGTGGGTAAGGAAAAAAATTGAGTAATAAAATTCAAATAATTGCGCAATATATATCAAATCGATATGAACCGATGTGGGGGATATGGCATGGTGTCAGCGATGAAAAAAATTTCTTATTATTTAAAAAATATTTACAAAACTGTACTTTTGTCGGCACAAGTCTCACTATCGAAAACGAAAAGTATAATATATTATGCCGTGATTATTCTTTGCAGTATGATGATTTTATTAATCGTTTTGATTTTATTTATAGTGACATTATTGCTGACATTCCCAATATTCATGAAACGTTCCACATCTGGAGAAAGCAATTAATTCCCAGTGGCATTATGATTTTTGATGTGCCAAAAGATTACGAAACACATTTGCTAATCAAATTATTTCGGGATTACATGATAATCGTTGACATACTCAGTTTCGCAAAAAATAAAATTTTAATAATTGATATGAAAAAATGAATGATCCAGTTTATATCCTGATAAGAACAGCAAACAGGCCAATCTTTTTTAAAAACATGATGGAGTCGATAAGGCGACAAACCTATAAAAATATTATTACAATTGTTCATACGGATAATGCGAATGATACGTATGTTGAAGGTGACATAATAATAAGAACGAAAAGAGATGAAAGCAAAGGTAAGGGATTCTATAATTTATACTGCAATGCTTTGCTCGCTGCTATACCCGGCGATGGGTGGTATCATTTCATCGATGATGACGATGTGTATTATAGCGATGATGTAATAGAAAGACTGGTTGAAAATTCATTGCGTGATCATATTAATGTTGCACGGGTTAGGCGATGGAACGATACGATATTCCCAAAAAAATTTGGTGTTCAAAATTCATTTCAAACGGAATGTTTTTTTCTGCACACAGATCATAAAAATAAAGCGACGTGGTGGAATAAAAAAGGTGGCGATCACAATTATACAAAGCAATTAACGAAAATTTTGCCGATCAACTGGATCAATAATTTGATAATTTGCAAAGCGCAAAAAGGCAAGGGTCACGGAAGACGATACGATTTTGATATATATGAAAAATACAAAGATGATGCATTACATAATAACCTTATCAGGATATCAATGTGCGGGCAAAATCGAGAAGAGAATAAACTTGTGCGAGTGTATTATTTGCACAGGGTATCAGGTCGCAGTGTCCAGCGAGGTAGAGCTGGTGAAGATAGATGGATACCGTTAAAATATGCGCAGAGATTGCAAAATCTTGGAAAAGTCAAAATAATCGAAGATAATAACATGGAGCAAGACAATGATAGACATCTCGAACAAGATACAGCAAATCAGATTGTTGTATAAAACCCATGGTGCTGAATTGCAGGGCGTTAACATACTCGGATTGCGCGATGAGAGCAATATGCGAAATGATATTTACAACGATTATATCATAGCGCATAATAATCATGAAGCGTACATGTTCAACGCAACAACTGACCCGAGCGTTTTTTATACAAACAACCCGATGGTAGATGGAGGGTGCGCTCATCTTTGTTATGGATTCTATAAAAATGCGTATATAATAGGAATTCATGCGAAAGGTAAACCGTACCAGCACGAAGCGCTCGTGCAGCGTGGAAACAAGGTGAAAATATGGCGGGATAAAAATAAAAATTTTGAACAAGATGAAGACGAAAAAGTTGAAGAAGGTTATTTTGGAGCAAATATTCACAAAAATTTAAGTTCGCAAACAAATATTCTTTATTCCTCAGCTTTATGTCAGGTGATTCAGTATGTGAATGATTTTGGATATTTCATGCAATTCATTAAACAGCATAAGCAAAAATTTTTTTCATACCTTCTAATTAATATCAAGGAAATAAATTTCTTGTAAAAAAAACCGTGCGATGGGGTTCGCACGGTGAATGAGGTATACAACTTGATGAAGAAGGATCTGCTACAGCAGGTACTAAACGTACTATAATATTATTTAAAAAAAAGTCAACAAAAAAAATAAAATTATTGACAAAAATTATGTCACGTGTATATTAATGATAATGAATAAAAGTGAACGAATAGCTGAAATAAAAAAACAAATTGCTGAGATTGATGCAGTATTATCTGCAATCAGAAAAGGCGGCCAGCAATATAGCATTACTACTGCCGCAGGCGGTGGTACTATGCGTTCTGTTACGCATGCTGACTACAATGTATTACAAAAAGAAAAAAAAGAATTACAAAATGAATTGGCAATACTGGAAGGCAGTGGCGGCTTCAGGTATCGGGCAGGTTGGTAATGCAACTAACACCTTTTTCTAATAATATAATTTACTTTTTCAAACCGACGAAACAAATGACAGGGGAAAAAATACCCGGTGACCTTGATACATGGGATTATTTCGGAACAGATCCGAACCTTATATTATTATATAGCTATGCTACCTTATCGCAAAGAGCGACGACACTATACCATACACACCCACCTGTAACCAGCGCAGTCAATAAATTGACAAGCTATGCGATAGGTCCCGGATTGCGATTCAGAAGTCAGCCAGATTGTGAAGTTTTGGGCTGGTCGAAAGACAAGGCGAAAAATTGGGGTATGCAATTCCAGAAATTAGTGCATTATTGTTTTTTGTTGATGAATTTCTATCAAAAACAGTCGATTTTGTTCAGAACTGCGCTGATTATGGGCGATTCCTTGCTTCTTTTTGATAGAAAAAAGAATGACAACCAGATGCCATTTGACATTATAGAAACAGGCGGTGATCAGATCGCATGGAATTATACACAAGAAAATTGCACGCTTGGAATTTGGCACGATGAATATTTGCGAAGGAATGCTGTGCAATTAATCGGCAAAGATAGTCCAGTAAGTTTCAAAGACGAAAATGGCGACCAAAATATTTTGCAGTATTACGATAAATTAATTGCACGGCAATTGCGAGGATACCCGCTGGCGTACCGCATTATTTCTTCTGCAAAAAATAATGATAGATGGTGGGATGCTACGCTTGCACGGCTTGTGATGGAGACGATTATATTCGCAAAAGCAAAAGAATCGAATGTTGGTGACACTCAGCGTGTCCTTGACACCATAGCCGGCACTATTTACTCGGATAAAGAGTCTGAAAAAAGCACATCGACCATAAAGCGTGAAAATATTGCAAACGGAGTTCCCGGGTCTATTGTATCAAGCATTGGAAGAGATTTAGGTTTGGAATTCACAGAATTAAAATCACCCTCTAATAATTTTGACAAAGTGCAAAACGCATATATAGATATTGTCGGCATGGCAACGGATGTACCGCCGGAATGCGTTTTGTCTCGCTACAGTACGAGCTACACGGCGCACAAAGGAGCACTGAATGATTTTCAAAAATCGTATATGCACAAAAGAAGTAATTTCGCTCGTAATGTTGCGAATATAGTGTTATATGAAGTTGCAAAATATTTATTTCTTTCTAATTTCATAGAAATGCCAGAAAATTTTTTCACTAATCCAATCGTTCGAGAAGCGACGCTGAATGGAAATTGGCTCGGGCCGATACCTGGGCACATCAATCCTGTTCAGGAAGTGAACGCGCTCGTTACGGCGAAAGATAATGCATTCATCACGCCAGCCGACGCTACAATGAATTATTCGGCGACAGAATGGGATGCACAAATCGAGGAATGGCAACAGCAAATGGACGAATGGCGAAGCCGCGCGCCTGAGAAAAAAAATTCTGTTATCGGTAATGATTTGCAAGAAAACGAAGACAAGTATCAAAAACCAGCAGGAGATGATATATGAAAACTATATATATGAAAGGTGTTGTCGGTCTTGATATTACTTCTGAAAAGTTATTGCAAAGTATAAATCCGAATTCTACCGAAAAATTGCAGATACTTATTAATTCATCGGGCGGAAGTGTTATCGAAGCATTTGAAATTTATAATATATTGAATAATTACAAAGGGCAAATTGAATTTGTTATATTGCCGTACGCTGCGAGTGCAGCGAGTTATATAACGATGGCAGGCGATAAGATAAGTGCATTTAAAAATTCAATTTGGATGGCACACAGGGTAACAACTTTCGCAATTGGCAATGCGGATGACATGCAATTGCAGGCTGACATCATGCGTGCAATAGAAAATATTATTATAGAAGCGTATCAGAAGAGACTGAAATTTACAAAAGACGAAATGAAGGAAAAATTGAAAAATGAAATTTGGTATGTCGGTTGGGAACAATTAGCTGAGAGTGGAATTATTGACAATGTTATAGAATCAACTGATGAATTATATATAGAAGAAAGTTACAAAGATGAAATTAACAAGAGCATTGAAGAAGCGTCAACATCGAATGCGAAACAATTAGTTATAATGCGTATGAAAAAAATTGACTCACAACTGAAGCAAAGTGAAATAAATTTCAAAGATGAGTACACAAAAATTGCAGCGAAGATAGATATTGATAGTATACTCAACAAAGAAAATAAATATTACAATCCGTATCCAAATGAACATGCCGCTCGTATTCGTGACCCTGAGGAATTTCAAGAAGATTCCTTCAGGCGTAAAAAACTTGAAGGAGCGGAAGGAGTAAGTATCATAATCGGGAAATTAAAAGGAGAAGATACGACGACAACGCAAGCATATAGATTTTCAATTGAAAACTGGACTGCTGATGAGGCGAAAAAATGGTTGAAAGACCACAACATCAAATACAAATCGTTCGAGCCTGCAACGAATGAAAAAAAGAAATCAACTGCTGACAATTCAGCAAATGATAAATTATTAACAAACAGGGAGGAAATAACAATGACCCTACAAGAATTTCTGGATTCTAATCCAGAAGCGAAAGCTGAATTCGACAAAGCAATTGAATCGGCAATCGCAAAAGGTAAATTAGAGTCTGATGCAAGAGCCGAACAATCGAGGATATATAATATTCTTGAGATGGCTGGCGTGCAGATGACTAAAGAGGTTGCAAATGCAATTCAGAATGGCGTTGACGAAAGTGAATTTGCTAAAGAAGAATTGAGAAGGCAACGAGAATTACGTGCAAACAATAATGCAATAGATTTTGGTAATCTCGTCAAAAAGCAGACGCCGGGTGAGCAGGACGCTATAGGCAAAAGCAAGCTGAAAAATATTGACAAGAATATCGAAGAGTATGACAAGGCATCTGCCGAAATGGCGAAAAAACATTTTTCGGAGGTGGTGTAATGGCAACAAGTTACATAACAAATAATCTAATTGCTGGCGATGTTAAGACGCAGCAAGTGAAGTTCGCTTCTGGCACATACAAGCGTGGCATGGCGCTTGAGTATGATGCAAACAATGATAGATATACAGTTCTATCGAGTGGCGATATTGCTGGAATATTTCTTGGCGAAGATAGAACGCTCAGCGATAACGATTACGATAGCATAATCATTGGCGGCGAAATATATGCAGCAGGCATTCTTAATAGTTCTGGTACTGCGTTAACAATTACGGAAGACATGATTGCAGCATGGGCTGCACGTGGCTTCTATATTAAACGAAAATAATTGAGAGGTGACAAAAAATGGCTGAACAGCTTAATCAATTCACACGACGATTAAAAATATTTTACGAGCATATATACAACAATCTGTTACCCGGGACAATCGGGATTGACGATTTTCTTTTTCCGGTAAAAGATATTGACCCTGAAAGCTCGAACTTCGCGCTTGACACACTTGTCAAAGAAGTTCATGGCGTTGTATTCAGGAAGCGCGGTGAACAATCTGTCGTTAGACCGTATGAGCCCGGTGTTGGAAATATTTATGAAGTTCCACGCACATCTGAAAAAACTCCCATCGACGAGCGACTTCGTGATGCTGTCGTAGCAGGAGGAGAAGAAACAGAGTCGATGTCGTCAAGACAGGCAAGGTTGCTGGCACAAATTATCATGCAGCATACTGTCGCACATACAACAACGAGATGGAAATTAGCGATAGATGTTATTCGTACTGGGAAATATTCGCCATATGGCATTGATGGCAATGATATAGGTCTGGAAATAGATTTACAGCGTGATGCGTCGCTCGATGATACTTATGATTTTACTGCCACAGGAGCAAACATCAATGAAGCATTGTTTAATCTTTATTCGGCATATAGGGCGATGAACGGCGCAGGTGATGAATTGTGTGTCATCATGGGAGATAATTATGCAGCAATGTTCGAGACAAACGACGATGTTATCGAATATCGAAAAGCAAATGATTCAAATCTGCTTGTAATTTCAAATCTTGTGCCGGAAGTTTTCAACAAGACTCACGGTTTGCGATTGATATCTCGATACAGAGTTCCGGGCATTGTCGATCCGATGTACATACTCATGTACAAACCGCAGGGTAGGTTCATTCAGTACGCTGGTGCTTCTGCGCAAGACTTCATGCCTGCAAATGAGATGATTATGTTTTCATTGAGCTCAACTCGCTATAAAGTACTGCGAGGCGTTGATGTTCTTGGATTGGATGGGCGAGCTATACGAGCTGCTGGCGACGTTGTGTTCGACGAGTACACCGACAAAGACCCAATCGTTACTTACATTAGATCGCAGGCAAGGTATGCTTTAATACCAGCAGTTGTCAATCACACTGCAAGGCAGGTTGGGACATTCCCTGTGTCATCATAAAGCGACTATGACAATAGAAGCGATTAAAATATACGATAGCCACCTTAATGAGCAAATGGGCGAGAACGGGTTGATGAGCGAGCCAGCGATACTTGATCCGTCCGGTGAAAACGAAAAACGTATATATGGATTTTTCGATGAAAATTATTTTGATAATAACAAAGACAGCGGCAATGTTTATCAAAAAAATGTTGTCGCTCGTTTTTGTGTCGCTACTTTGCCGTATCCTGTAAAAACTTTGCAGGGTCTGGATATACTTATTGAGCGAACGAATGTTCTATACAATATTAATTACGTTATGACAGACGTCAATGGTTTGCAAATTTTATTTTTGGTGTGAAAAATGGCAAAAGTTTCTTTTCGCGTCGAGTATGATAGCAAGGAAATAGCTGAATTTTTCAGGAAAATGAAAAAATATTTTCCGCAACTGCGGGCGCAATCGCTCGGTTTTGTCGGTTCGGAAGTGAAAAAAATTCTTATCAGTAAATATTTGTCTGGCGGTGAATTTAAATTTAAAGGGTTCAAAGACGTTAAAGGAAGGCGGAAGGTCGGATATAGCATTGATAAGTATGCACGATATGTGCGCATAACTTCGTATCCGCTCAATTTATTTGAAAGAGGCAGAATGCTGCGGAGTGGTAGGAAGGAAGCTGGACATTATATCATTACACGGAAATTGAAACAGGACGCACAATCGAGCATTAATCAATTCGCACAACAATTTGATATAAAATATATGCAGAAATATATTGATGAAAACTTTTGACGAAATATTATTGCAATTGCAAAATGACATTAGCAAAGATTTACCAGCTATGCTACAAAATAATTCATTGCAAAACTTCGATGAATACGCAATCGGTAGCAGCAAAGACCCGAAGCAAAAATCATTACTCATTTATTATGCTGGTGCTAATTTCGATAAATTGACAAATGAAATAACTATTATTTTGCATTTGCAGTTATTCCAATGCGAAGAATTTGTAACTGCAAAATATATGCAAATAGTAGTTGATTACGTGAAACAGTATAAACCAGAACGCATAGGAATGAATATTCTTGATACAATAGAAGTTGAAATTTATCCAATCGAAAAAAATTCTGCAACATTTGTTCTTGTTATTTGCACTTTTCAGGAATTCTTAGATTCATGCGATAAGGAGTAAAAAAATGAAAAATAAAATTTCAAAAGTTGGCAAGAGGTGGCAAGAGAAAAAATCAGATAAAAATGTCAGTAAAAAAATTGACAAGGCACTGGTGCAAAAAAAAAGTGCAAAACATGAAGTAATAAATAATAGCGATGATGGTATCATCGTTTCAAATTTTGAAAAAATAAACGAGGTGCAAAAATGAGCGTAAAAAAACGTGGTGCTGATAGCATTTTATATGACGCATCGAAAGGCACATTAGTAACAACTGGAGCTTTAGCAGTAAACAGTTGGTACAAAATTAAGGCTCGGGCTGCGACAGGTTCTGCATTGCCAGATTTGAAAATTGGGAGTATTTTCAAAACTCCACAATTTGATGCTGACGAAATAACTCTTGCAGCTGGCGATGAAGTTTATCCAATGACGCTGACTGAAATTTGTAAGGTCGATGTTGAAATTTCTGGCGAAGCTGCGGTTGTCGAAACAACTGATTCCTGCGATTACCCATACATCTCAAATATTCCTGACGGATTTACAAACTTGTCTGGCTCGTTGAATACTATGTTGCGATTTGACGAAGAGACAAACGAATTGACTGACGTCACGAAAGATTATTTAAACAAGTTTTATGATATTATCGAAGACGATGCCTTAGGCGTTTACACTTTCAGAGGGAAAAACGATAGCGACATTTATTTGATGATGTTGCTCAATAGGCACGAGAACGATACAAAAGATATTGTTGAGAACTGGCTAATAATTCCAGCAGTATTAACTGGCGTAACTCAAAATGTTGCGCTGAAAGACGTTCAGAAGGCTGACTTCAGCTGGTCGAAAGGTCAAGACCCTGCGTGCGTGTATACAAGAACAGTTTTAGTCTCTTCATAATGGTGGTTGAATATGAAACTGCGAAGCATACAAATTGACAAAAAATTCATTCCGCAATTCAACGGTAATCGGTTACTGCCGCCAGATGAGCAGATGGTAATATATTTTGCGCGTATACCGGGCACAAGTGAAAAATCGAATTATAAGGATTACAAATTTGATTCAAAAGGTGGTGTGCAACTTGTCTACAATGACCAGCTGCTCGTTTCGACATTCATCGAAAAAATTGAAAATTTGGAAATTGAGATAGACGGAAAAACGCAATTAATAAAAAATGGTGTCGAGCTTGCAGCGGCAAATAATAGCAAGCTGTCAGAACTGTTCACGGAGATACGCAATTATCTATTTCCCGAAGGTGACGAATTAGAAGAGGGGGAATCAGGAGCCTGACAACAATATTGAAATTATTGTTGTTGGGCTACAATGCAAGTTATAAGACAGATGATATCTTTTGGGATAAAGCAGAAGAAATTCCGGGAGGATATATCATCCAGCGCGAAATAGTAAACGCCGTAAGCGGTAAAAAGTTTTTTTATAACGATGAAAATGGAAAGCCAGTATTCTGCGAGGCTGTGCAATGGGATGAATTTTATTACTATTATCAAATATGGGAAGATTTTCATGTATTGCGCGTATTGCCCCACGGCAAAGGAACGCTCGCTGAACGACGATGGCTATTAGATTTGCTCAAGATATTTGAGCGCACGTATAATGCTACTGAAGCGTTGATTGAAGAAAAGATGGCAAAGAAAATGCAACAAGGTATGAACGCATGGCAGAAATATCATTAAAAATAAAATCTGACTTTGAGCAAGCGGAAAAAGATTTCCGCGACCTTGCGAACGCTTCGGAGGCAACATCAGAAAGAATAGAAAAATTTCAAAAATCATTCGCTACTGAAAAAATAGATAAATTTATTGACCACAACAAAATGAATGCAATCGCGCTTGAAGCGACACGTGGACAAACTGCTGCGATGGAAGCTGAATACAAAGGATTGCGGAAAGAAATTGAGCGATTGATTAGAAGCGGGATGAGTCCTCAAGACGAAGCACTGAAAAAATTGAAAGCTCGATACAGCGAACTTGGTAGTAGTCTTGAAGGAGTTAAAGACAAAACAGAAAAAACAGGATTATCATTTGCGAAATTAACGGCGTCGATAGTTGGCGCGAATGTTATCGAACGAGGACTGCGAGCAATTGGCGACGGATTCAAATCTATTATTACCGAAGCAATGAACCTCGAAAGCGCTCAAGCTGCTTTCGTTCCATTGATGGGCAGTACTGCAAAAGCAAAAGAACTTGTTAGCGCGCTCAATGTTGCAGCTGCTGAAACGCCATTCCAATTCACAGATTTACAAAAAGCCGTTTCAAGGCTTTTGCCAGTTATGGATCAAGACATCGGAAGGACAATCGATACAGTCAAAATGCTTGGTGATACTGCCGGCGGCAATGCGCAAAAATTGGAATCAATAACGAATGGATTTACTAAGGCGATGTTGAAGGGCAAAGTCGATATGGAATCGCTCAACATGATTAGCGAAGCTGGCGTTCCTATAATAACTGAATTGGCGAAATCGATGGGCTATGGCAAAGACACTATGGGAGAATTTTTTAAAACAATATCGAATTCATCGGTTAGCACAGAAGTGCTTATCGATACATTCAAAAGAATGACAAGTGAAGGCGGAATATTTTATAGAGGAATGATAATCTCATCGCAGACTACGAGCGGAGTATTATCAACGCTGCGTGACAATATCGCAATGACAGCAGCTGGCATAGGACAAGCTTTCTTGCCATACTTGAAACAAGCAGCACTTGCAATCATCAATGTGTCATCGGGTATTTTGAAATGGATTAGCGAAGGCGACAATCTGCAAAATTTATTATCAAAGCTCGGCTATATTTTTTCTGGATTAGTAGCTGGTATCATCGCATATACGGTAGCGTCGAATGCTTCAATAATAGCTTCATTTTCACTTGTGAGCGCTATCAAGGCGATGACTGCTGCTGCTATGGCGAATCCATTCGTCGCTATTGCAACAGTTATCAGTGCCGTGTTAGTGCCTGCAATTATTTATTTGGTAAAAAATTGGGATTATGTAAAATTTGTTGCTCTTGATTTTGCTCTCGCAGTCAGAGAAAAAATGTTAGAGCTCGGACTAACGATACAAAATAAAGTAACAGCGTCAGTCATCGAAATGGCAAAAATATTTCAGGATTTGCCAGTTGTCGGAAAAGTATTTCAAAAAATTGCACAGTCAGAATTGGAAGCGACAATTGCGACGTATCAAAATATAATTGCAACAAAGCAAGCTCGGATAGAGAACAAAGCGCACTTTGAAGAATCACAAAAACAAAGTGAAGCATCAATCGAGCAGTCGAGAAAACAAGCGCAAGAAGTTGTAGCGAACAACAATAAAATAATGGAAAGCAACAAGCAACGTGAATTATCATTTACGCAAATGCTTGCAAATATACAGATGTCAGAACAAGCACAACAGCAACTTCAAATTGAAGAAGCTATGAAATTTTTTGAGCAACGGGCAGAATTAGAAGCAACTGATTTTGAAGGCAGGATAGCATTTTTGCAAGAACAATTTGACACTATCAATGAAATGAACTGGAAAAATAATGACGAAAAATTGGCGGCAGAACAGGGCTTGCGAAAATCAATTGACAAAGAACAAGAAAAATTGACAAAAACACGAGTGCAGTTTGGCAAAAGCGTATTGAGCGATACATCGTCAATGCTGCAAGACCTGCAAACAGTTTTTAAAAATGCTGGACAAGAAAGTTATGCACTCGCCGTTGCGATGAAAGCTGTTGCAGCAGCAGAAGCTCTCATAAATTCTTACCTTGCCTACACAAGAGCACTCTATGAATTTCCGCCGCCTATGAGTTACATAGCCGCTGCCGCCGCTTTCGCTGCCGGCGTTGCTCGTCAAGCTGCGATATTGTCAACGCCAATCCCGAAGAGTCAGACTGGATTATCGGAGTATACCGTTCCCGATACGAAAACAAATCGTCATGACAATGCGGCGGTTATGGCGTCGCCTGGCGAGCGAGTGACTGTAGAACCTCGCGGTGTTGAAATGGATAGAACAACTTATATCAATATACAAATCGAAGAGGAGCCATTATTCCGCATTATCCAGCGTGGTATTGACACTGGCAGATTAGTAATCAGTAATCGCAATATTGGCTCTGGAGTATTCGCATGAAGATATTAATTCATGACAAAATGTTCATCGCTGAAAATGTTCCTGAAGAAATTAAATCATCTGCGTTATCGGACATATACGAAGATAGCAATACATTCACTGTCAATTTTTTGACTAACGAAAAAATAAATTGCGTTGGCATTGGCAACACTGATGCTACGATGATAACGATAGAAAATAGCGATGGAGATATACGAACGATAGCAATTACACAAGTGGCGCCGTACCAGAACGGATTATATTTGATAAACACATTGTATGCTGGTGATTATGAATACGGTGGAAGCTTGAAAATTTCGCACAATGGCACTTACATCGGGCGCATTGGCATTGGTGAGTACCGAACTATTGGCACAGGTATAACAAAAGAAATCGGATTTTATACAACAACGGAAACACGGAAAACGTTGCAAGGTCAAATAATTCCCGGCGCTGGTGGTTACTGTGGTAGGACGATTGATGTTGATGTCAGATACAAAATCGAAAATGAAATATATGAAGACATTGCGAAAGCCTATCCATCGCAAATACAAAAACAAATTCCGTTTTTCCTTCTGTTTGATGATGAGCAACACAAAGTGCCAGCAACCATGTTGCGAATGTACGCTCACACAAAAAAGCCAATCGACAAATTGCAGTCAGACATTTATCGGTTCAAGTACAGCTATAAATTTGAGTTTATTGAGGCGTTTTGATGCCGACTGCGATTAGAAAACCTGCAAAATATATCGCGGAACTTTTCAGAATTATTAAGTATGACCCACGAACGGCTCTTGCTGATGATGATGTTTTTTCACGAGTGAATCATATTTTTTATTTTTCTGTTGCGAAGCACCCAGCATCGGACAATTACTGGCTCGCATGGGGCGGTTGGTTTGACAATCCGATAATCGCAACGAGCTACGGTTTGCAAATTTTCATGGATGTGTTTTTGACTGAAGTTTTCAACACGACAAATTTATTGTCGATTGTGAATAGTTTTTATGTTGATGTCGCTAACAGCAAAGTTTATATTCATTTGCCGCGCAATCCGTTCCGATATTTTTCAGAATATTCTGCGGTCTACGATAATACCGGCTCAACATTTTCAACCGCCCCGAAAAGCGATACGAACCTATCTGACATTCGATACGGCGTCGTGCGTGCAGAGCCGCGCATGGATATACCAAAATTGAATAATAAATTGAGCGATACAATTTCGGGTATTAGCGTTTATAATTCGTTTAAAATAAATGTCAACAACGCAGACGGAAAATATGACGGCATGAACATAACAGAATACTTCAACACGCCGCTGCAAATTTCAAAAACGACTGAAGACGCAGAAACAATAGAACAATTTCATAGAGTGCGAAATGGCATTGTGAATGATATAGAAATTGATTTTCAAAGTATTATAATTTCAGCTACAGACCAATTCTATCAAATGAAGAAAGAATATTGCCGACCAATCACAAAAGATTTATTTCCTTTTGTTGATGAAGGCAATCTTAATAATTTAATGCCAATCGGATTTGGCAGTTTGTCACGTGTCGAACTGATCGAAGTGAACAAAGATACGAGCGACCCATCCACATGGATTGATTATATCGCACTCGATCCAGCTTACATGGTTTCGGCACATACCGTGTACGACCAGGACGGTAATAGTTTATCATTCACCTTTGATGCCACAACAAAAATAATACGAGTGACAGAACTTGACGATGAAGGCGAAGTGATTGAAGGCGTCAGCGCCGATGTCGATGGTCTACCGAACAATAGCATCGGTGAAATTATTATTTATGCACTCGTGCATAACGAAAACATTCCCTATGAGGTCGGCATTTGGGATATTGACGAAACGCAGCGGTATCTTGACATATGCCCGACGCTATCATTTTATTTTGACGGCGGAACGACGAAGGATTTAATCGAAGCCGTTTTGAAAAATGACATGGCGTATCTCATACAAAAAAACAATGGTTTATTGACATTGCGACGATGGGGGCTTGATTACGATACTCATACTATTCCGTCGTGGCTTGTTACGAAAGAACCAAAAAAAGACTTCAAGGATGCAGCGAAGTATTATTGCTCAACCGTAAAAATATTGTACGATAAACATCACGCAGATGATGAATTTAAAAAAACATATTTGTATGATTATCATGAAGCAACAATTTTTGAAAAATATAGAAAATCGTTCACGGCAGAAATTGAATGTGATATTGACAATATGAGTGACATTGAAAGTCTTGCAGAAAGAATGATAAGCAGATTTGGACAAATCAGAGAGACAATAAAAATTGGCGTTGGCTATGATACGTATGCTATCAATTTGCTTGACAAAATAATTTTTATGTGTGATATAAATGGTAGAAAATTTTCATCTTATACGTCATGGATTGTCAAAGAGGCAGACCCAGCGCAGGACGAAATTGTCATTGAAGGTGATGGTATTATTTATCATCTCACGTTCGATGATGATATTGCGCTTGTAGATGATAAATATTTAATCACTATTCAAAAAGAGGTATAAAAATGGATAAAATGACAATGGGCATGAAAACAATAAACCAAATAAGTAGAACACTTACAACGATACAAGGATCAGAAATGCTCCCCGGGAGAGATGAAAATGGTGACTTCAAAGTTGAGATTACAAAAATTATTGACGAAGCATCAGCACAAACTATTGAAGATGCAACATCTACTGTACTAAATGAAAACATAGCCAATTATGCGCAATTAAATTCAAAAATTATCAAAGATGGCAGCAATAATTGGATTATAGTCCCTGCCTTTCGTGTCATTCTTGACGATACTATATATTATAAATTGACTTCGACTATTCTTTATACAAATAATCTTGATGTTGGCGGTTCTTTTGCTTTCGGCAGCGATTACTATGTGTGGGCTGGAGTACCTTCGTCTGGTCATGAGCCTGTTCTCAAGTTGTCAACTTCGCCATCATCTCCAATAGATATGACTAATCCGAAAATCATTGGCGGATTTCATTACGGAAAAATTAGAAATTCAATTACCATAAATGATGTGAGCGATGGCATTGTTCCGAACTCGTGTTGGGACATCAAACACATGCCGAAGTGCTATCTGCTCGGACTGTCAGACCCGTCAACCTATCAGATTGGCGGCATGGTTGAAGTTGTGCCGAACTCGCTATGGGTTGATATTTATCTGGTGTCAGACGGTGGCGGCAGTGGTTTCAATCGGCGTGGTTTCTCAAAAATAAATCAGATACCGCTTTCTGGCACTGAAGGTTTGTGTTGGTATGACTTTGTAATACGGGCAAAAAATGTCGGCAAGCGATTGCTAAATTACATGGAATGGACGCAGGCGGCGATTGGAAGTCCGCAGGGGCTCAATGCCAGCAATGAAAATGGCTGGGCGAAAACAACAAATGCAGCAAGAGTGAAGACTGCGGCAACAAATGCTGGTGACGCTGATGCTGATTATATCAAGGGCTATAATACAAGTCTCTTGAATGTACGGGATTGTGTTGGGAATTTATGGGAATGGCTTTCAGACTCAGCTGGAACTGGAGGTTCGGCGTGGAGCAATACTCTTGACGCTGGCGAGTTGTCTGGCGGTACTGACTTCGGACAACGATATGGAACAATTATTTGCCTGCTTGCTGGAGGGTATTGGAAGGATGGCGTCTACGCTGGTTCTCGCGCCGTGAACGCAACAATCGGACCGCAAACTGTGAGCGCGAACTATGGCTCACGTTTTTGCTGCGAATCATTATAATGAAAATTAAAATAATGGAGATTGAAAATGGCTAACGAAGCATCGATACTCAATAATCCAACGAGCATACCCGAAGCGGTGTCAACTGGCTACCAGCGACAAAATGTGAACATCGTCGCAGCACGGGTTGGCATGGATGAATCGGTTGTCGTCGGCGGTGCAGGGAAGTGCACACTGAAAGTATCGGGGCCAATTGACGTGAACGGTGTGCTCTATACGATAGACAGCGAAGTTGAATTTTCACTTGATACCGCTGGCGAATATATCATATATCTTGAAGACAGTATAGCTGGACATCTCACGCCGAAGATAACATCGCAACCGGGACTGTTTGTCGCAGATAAAAATGCACACTACACTGCGGATGGTTATCGAATATTGAACTGGCTTATTCAGTACGACGGCACGACAGCGATAGCGTACAAAGTAGGTCGAGATAGATTTGAGACTGTTATTACTGCGAGCGGGCAATGGCGCTGCATGTTCAGCCAGCCGTACGAAATCACAATGTGCGGCAAAGGCGGGAACGGTGGTGACGCAGTGAATTTGTATCTTGGCGGTAATGGTGGAGGTGCATTGACAGGTCATAAAAAATTGTATATCGAAGCTTCGGACACATGGACTGCCGTATTTTCGGCTGCGAGCGGCGGGATGTGCTCATTTGCGAATATAGCGAACACGTTGCAAGCGCAAAATGGATATAACGGGGTAACGGATGGGTATCAAACTCCAACTGCTTGCGGTTCGGCGCACGCTGGATTCGATAGAGTTGTTGCTGGAGAATATGGATACATTAATGGCTCGAATGGTGCCGCATTTCGCGGCGGCGGTGATTCGGAGCTTGGCATTGGCGGCGAAAATGGATATATTTTAAATTCTATAACCGGCGGAAATGGTAAAGGATATGGAGCTGGCGGTGGTGCTGGTAGACTTGCATATGGTGACAACGGCATCGGTGGCACAGGCGCACCAGCTGTGATAATTATCCGAGGTTGACTTACAACTCGACGCCTCCTGGCAGCAATCCCAATCCTTCAAAATCAATCGACTTGAAAAATCCGAATACACTGCAACTATAATCGCCTTGCATATGTACTGTCAATCGAGATAAATCATGCAGAATCGACGGCGCTACATATACCGTATGTATCCCTTCACATAAAGTTATCGTATCAACAATCCATTTGTCAGTTTCTTTGTCGATGTGATACAATGCCTCATCGGGGAAAACATACAAATCATTTCTATCTGCATAATCGCTCAAACGAAAATGAACATCCAGTTGCTCATCTGTCCACGGCTCACTATCAATTAATTTTTCGGTATGATATGTTAGCGTGACACTTTTGCCTGCTGGCACTCGCAGCCCATATACCCAGCATATGTCTGTGCTACCTCGCTGGTTGTATTGCGAATTGAACGACTTTGTCGCTCCATTGTCAATTTTTTTTATCGGCAGCCACAACTCTTCGTGATAGCCGACAAACCACGTCTGCAGGTGGAGCGATACCGTTTCTGCATTTCTATATACTTCGACTTTTGTTTCATTGCCATTTTCGATTATTTTATTGTAACAAACAAATTCCAATTGAATATCATCGCCGAATCGCTTCGGATAAAATTTGCCTTCTTCAATTCCTTCGTCGAACGACAGCGCTATGTTGCCGTCAAGATACAATTCAGCGTAATTATATTCAACATCTGGCTTTTGCGTTATCGTTGCAATGCCATAAACTTTTTCGTCTTCTGTGTTCTCGTATAATCGCAATTCAAGATGTGATGTCATCGCCGTTACTCCTTTAATATAATTATCGTTACCGCCACCGTTGCACGCTATTATTGCAACGATAAAAAAATAAATCAACAACATTTTTGTTTTCATTTTGTTTCTCCTTTTTTTTATTCTTTAAATAATGTTTTGTCATTTTTATCATCTTTATCACTATCGTCGTCAATAGAAAATTCTGCGTCTTCAATTTTCATATTGTTAATGCTCACATCAAGCGTATCGATTATTGTCTTGTCATAACTTTTTTGCTCAAAGTCATTTCCCCATTCGTTCGCAACGGCTCTGGCGTTTCGTATCTTCATATATGGTCTAAAAAAAGATTTTCCTGCAACTTTCTTGAGCATTTCGGGACGGTCGGCGCCGTCATAAGGATTTTTTATATCGTTCTCATAAATTTTTTTGTCACCTTTCATAATATAATTTTTCTTTTCAGCTTGAGCTTCTCGCAGAAGTTGTAAATCATTTAAATAATATTTGTAAGAGACTGAATGTCTCATTGCTTTTTCAAGCAACCTGTCAGCATCGTATACTTCGCCTATCATGTGATTGCGTTCGATATCGAACGCTTGAACAACAACGCCAATAACTTCACCGCGCGGCAACGCTGGCTTCAACTTGAATTTGAATTGCCCATCCTCTCGCTCTATCTCGTAGTTGTCTCTTTCGTATATGCAGTCAATCGAAATATTTTTGAACGGCGGATTTTCACCGCTTGTCAAAGCGAATTCAAACGCCGACACGGCTGGGATAAATTCCACAATTGTATTTATTTTGCCAAACGGAATTATCGCTCCCATCTCTGGCAGTGATGCCCCCATATACATTGCTTCCATAAACGCATCGACAATTGATTGTACGCCATCTTGATTATTCCATGCGTCCCTGAAATCAACAGACATGAGATATTTAATATTTTTTTCTATCAGTCTTTTCGTCGCAGGCTTGTCAATAAATTGAGCAGATTGTTGCAAAATAATATTAAAATTATTTTGAACCCACGTGGGAATATCATTTTTTGACTTTGGCGGTAAAAGTATCGCCAAAGAATTTTTTTGTTGTTCGTATGCTTTTAAGAAATTTCTTTTCGCTTCAGTTTCATTTGAACCTTTGCCACCGATATTGCAATCTTTGCAAAAATAATAGAATACATCTTTCTTCGATTTTTGCAACTCAACTTCTTTTTTGCATTGCGGACATGTTAATTTATTCATATTTATTCTCCTCTGTATTTTATTGTGACAAATCTTGTTGATTCTGATTTGTAAATAAGTCCATTTTTAACGAAGTAATTATACAGTCTTTTGTCCTTTTTAATTTCGCTCAATCCTTTTATGCGTTCACTTCCACTGCGTTCTTGCCATGCTGCGATGTCAACTATTTCGCCATCAACTATTCCTTTAAGAATTTTTGCATTTTTCAAAATTACGGACATTGCGTTTTCGGCATCTTCTTTTTTTTGCTTCCATGCTTTGATTTGTTTTTCGGCTTCTGTATATTCTTTCGCAATCTTCAATGCAAATTGCAATTTATCGCCCGACACGACGGTGAAATCTTCGTCAAGTTTCGGATAGAGTATTGCAATGTCTGTCTTGTTCATGGCGAATTCACGTGGTGGTATATTTTTGACAATGCACCTGTGCATGTAGTGCGCTAATTCAAGCAATCGTTCTTGCACTCTTCTGTCTATACGAATATGCCATTGTCCATAAGTGCTCGTATCGCACAATAGCACCAACCACGCATCATCAATTTTTTTTTGATATTCTTCTTGATAAATTGCAGCCTGAAATTGAATTTGAAAATAATTGCGTAGCGGTATTCCCTGATGTCCTTCGATGTTAAAATCATATCCAGAATACAAATCGTCCCGTCGTTTCGCAGACCAGTATTTCGCCGTCTTCGCTTCTATGATAGTAAAATATTTTTTTTCTTCTTGTATGCAATCTGCGTGAGCTACCGCAAAATCATTTGCCGCTTCTGTGTGATGCAAATATTTTGTGTGTTGTGTTTGCGCAGCCGTTTTATATCCGTCCTTATGTTTGTCAAACTCACACGCCATGTATCCTTGCAATGTTTTTTTCGCTATTGCTTCACTATCGTTCTTCGCTATGAATTCGTACAACACCATCGGTTCAAGAATATTTCCAACATGCGCTCCATACCCCGATTCTTCTTTTTTTTTCAATCCAGTTTTAATTTGCCATAGCGTCAATGGAGTTTGACCATAGCCCGCCAGGCTTTCGTATTTTTCAGGGTGCTTAATCAATATCGGAATTTCTGATGCGCCAATTTTCTTTTCACGTGATTTTGTAAAATTTTTAATGTATCTCATTATTCATACCTTTATAAATAATTTTTTTTAGCCTTATCGAAATAGTTGTTATGATATTCCAATCCATTTTTCAGTATTTTCATTTTTTCTTTTTTTGTTAATGCGACAGTATCATGTATATTATTATCTTCTATCATTTCAACATTTTGTTTTTTGTTTCTCATATCTAATACATCATCATCGAGCAAAACAAGCTCGCCATCGACGACCGCTGGTAATTTTCTTTTCTTTTGTGTTTGCATTATTTCATTAAAAAAATCATAACCGCAAATGTGACAAAAACGATTAGTTTGTGCATTCATAACCGAGCAAATGGGACATAATTTCATAGTCGGTGACGCCATTTCGTCATTATCATCATATTTTTTATTTCCGAGAGACCATTTCCTGTCAATTTCGGGTCGTCCGTGTATAAAACTATTGCCGACAGAATCCACTATTATTCCGTATTTTTTATTTTTATCTGGTCGCAAAACTCTACCGACGAATTGCAAGTATATTGTCAGACTCATAGTGCGCCGCAGAAAAATTAATCCGTATAGGCCGGGTATGTCCATCCCTTCTATGCCGATACCAACCGTGCAAATGCCATTAATTTTTTTTTGTCTGACCATGCGTATAATTCTTTTTCTGTCGCTCATGCGCAAAGCACTATGTATATGCTCGAAGTGCCAACCTGCATTATTAAATTTTTCCGTCATATTCTTCGCATGGTCAAATGTTGCGCAAGCGACAATGACAGGTGCGCCGCAAAATATCGTATTGTATTTTTGTATAACATCGCCGATTATTTTTGCGTCACCTAATTGTTTCGCTTGTTCGACAGTATCGAATTCGCCGTTTTGCATTCTAACATTCAATTTATATACCTCTGGAACCAACAATAACGGTTTCGCAAGATAACCGCAGTCGATTGCTTGTTGCATTGTTATTGTCTGCACAATGTCGGTGTATATATGCTCGAATCCTTGCCCGTCCAATCGTTGCAATGTTGCGGTCAATCCCATGCGCAACGCACTGCTATAATACGCATGTATATTATCCCATGTCGCCGCCGTCACGTGATGGCATTCGTCTGTAATGATGATGTCTGGCTTGAATCGTTCGGGCAGTTTTGATAAAATATTATTAAGGCTCAATGGCATACAGACATAAATCATTTTGTTTTTTCCAACAACGCCATCCTGATTGATATATCCGTAATCAATTCCATGTCGTGATAATTGCGATAGCCATTGTTGAAAAATTTCGTCCTGCGGCGTTAGTACAAAAATTTTTTGTTTTAACTTCAATCTATCTTCGATAATGTGAATTGCAGTAATTGTTTTGCCAGTGCCAGTTGGCGCCACATACACGGGATGACGTCCAGCATTGAGCAATTGATTTATTTTTATTTGTGCTTCTATTTGGAATTGTCGCAGTGACATTTTCAAAATCCTAATTTCGATTTATAAATATCGTAATTCAGAATCAACAACTCTTCTGCCTGCGGCTTTCCTTTTTTTATATCCTGATGAATGTTTTGTTTTTGCTATTTTTGTATAACTCCATTTGTTTCTCGGATACATTTTCTCAAGCTCTTGAAAATAATAATAAGACACCATCACCGAAGCATTAATTTTGTTGAGCATTTCGGCTAATTTGAAATGGTCTTCTTTTGTAAATTCTGATTGATAGTAATGTTCGGTGCACCAGTACGGCGGGTCTGCATATATCATTATGTCAGTCTTATTTTTCATTATATTTTTAATTACATTTTCAAAATCATCATGAAGAATTTGAACATTTTTTATTCTTATATAAATTTCGTTTATTTTTGCAATATTGTTATTAAATGATTCTGCTGGCTTTTTTATATACGAATAACTAAATCCGCCACCAATCGTACCGTTGAAACTTGATTGAAATAAATAATAAAACTTTCCTGCTCTTTCAATATCAGTCCCTTGCAAACCTGTTGTTTTCAACTCTTGCAAATATTTTTGATATAATTCCTTTGAATATAATTTTAGATCGAACCATTTAATAAACTCATCATGTTTATTTTTCACAACATCAAAAAGATTTACAAGATTACTATCATTATCATTGTAAATTTCAATTTTATGCGGCGGTTTATTCAATAACACTTTCGCCGAACCGCCGAATAACTCCAAATAACATTTTTTGTCATAATCCAGCAATGCGTTTATTTCATTAACCATGTGACCTTTCCCGCCCATATACGGTATAAAAGATATCATATTATTATTTTCCACAATATTTTTAGTACATCAATAACTTCGTCGAAATTATGCACTACTGCTACATTGTACCCATGCTCACGCAAATATTCTATAATAATACTTTGTTGTTTTGTCAGCTTCCCTTTCTCACTTTTGAATTCCATGAAATATATTTTTTTATCATGTAAAATTGCTAAATCAGGAATGCCCGGTATCATGCCACGTTTTTTTAATTTGTTCAATTGCGCAAAGGTAATATTCCAGTGCTCATTCGGAATTGAAAAATAAAAAATGTTCAGACTCGACAAGAGATTGCATGTCATCTCCTGCAGCGTTGTTTCTTTATTAATATTCATAGTACAGTGTTCTTGCTTTATCGATGATTTGATTTTCAATTCCAAAATAATTTATAATATTTTCGATTTGCTCTAAAGTCAAGTCAACCGTAAATCCTTCCTTGTTTGTCGCATCTGGCGCAAACCGAAGGAATCCTTTAGCAATGTTGTATTCACACTCTTCAGCATCGCCATCATCAGCCCATGCCGCAGTCCCGGGGACGGCAGCTGGTTTTTCTCTTTCAGGCGAATAGTGAGTAATATTCACAACAATTATCACCTCGCAATAATTGTCGTCTGGAAGCGATACTATCATTTCATAATCAAGCATACTTTAACCCTCCAATAGTTCTTTATCATTTTTACTTTCTTTGCGAATTTCCCTCACAACATCGTCAGCATCCATTCCGATTTTTTCAAGCTTGCCGATATACTCCGCTACATTTTCCTGTATCTCTTTGCCATGGTGCTGATTTGTTGCCGTTATGACCGCAAGCTCCTGTGCCCATCGCCTAACTTTATAGTATAATTCCATCACTTTTTTATGCCATTTGTCACGTCTTTCATCACGCTCTTCTAATCGCATAATTTCTGCGATATACCCATCCTCTTTTATTTGATATTCTAAATCGTATTGATTGCGCAATATCTCAATTGCTTTTTTATGTTCTATTGTCAATCTCTCTTCTTGCTCTTGTAACCTTCTGTATATCTCATCTCGTATCATATTTCTATGAATAAAATTTTCACTGTGATAATTAGCGATGTACCAATCTATGAAGCTGACGATTGGATGAATAAATTTTTTAAAATTAATTTTCATAGAAATAACAATCGCACGCAAATTATCAATAAAAATAGCGATACCACAACAACTAAAAATAATAGCGTATTCATTGCCGTAACCTCATCTTTCAAATTTAAATTTCACGATTCCCCTATAATCGCTTGTGCGTTTGAATTGCACACGCACTATAGCGTCACATTTTGCTTTCACATTATCGTTCAAATCATCAAACCTTCTTTTCAAATCAGCGAAGTTTTTTTCTGAACAAAATACTATCGCTGATTTATCGTCGAATTCTTGCAGTACCCAGCCTAATTTTTCCGCAATAGCTACTGCTTGTTTAACATCTCTATTCATCTTTTTCTCCTTGTACATTGTTGTCTTCTTCTTTGAATTCTACATACTTCATAAGTCTTTGTGCAATACGCTCTTTTAGTTCATCACGTTTTTCCATTTCATTGCATATATCCTGTAGTGCATCTTCAATGTTCTCTATATAAGTGTAATCATCTGAATCCCACCATATTTCTTGATGTTTAACATCATATATTTTCCCTTCATCATATTCATATGGAGTATTTTGTAAAAGTATATTCATTCCATTGTGTACATAATCATATGCAAGATACTCCATCGCTTGCATGAATTCTTTTTTAGTCATTAGTAATTTCTTCATTTTTTTCTCCTTGCTTTATTTTTTCAATTATTTTTTCATAAGCATGATTTGTATTAAAAAATGTATAGCCTGGAAACATATTGAAATATATGTCCATGATCATATATTCAGCTTTAATCTCAGTATTTTCGATTTCCGTTATTTCTTTGCTTAAGATATTTTTTACATTTTTGCCTGCATAACGTGACTGTCTAATACCCATTACTTTCTCAATAAACTTTTTCATTTTTTTCTCCTTGTTTTACATTTTCCCGATACAGCGACAATAAATATTTCCCTAAACCGATACCTTGTCGCTTCGCCTCTTTTTTAATCTCATCAATTAATTTTTTCTGTTTGTCACTAACAAAAATTGTTATGTTCATTTTTTCACCTCTCTTATTCAATATATTGTTATAATATAATTATACTTATAACTATATAAACGTCAACCAACTTTATGCAATTATTTTTTATGCGTTATATTGTTTACTCGCTGGATATATTAGCAATCCGTGAATCTTCGCATACATCCACTTTTTTTTGACATCTTCCGGAATATCATAATCAATTGCCATTTTTTGTTCACGCCTCGATTTCCTTTTACTTTTATAGTCTAATCTGCAAGTCTTGCACCAGCTATCGTAATATAATCCTGTTTTTTTCTCAACTATTGCGAAATTATCAACTGATAATTTTTCATCACAATGAGCACAATACAGCGCATTATGATTATTTTCGATTCCCCGGTATCCTCTATTCATATTTCGTCCATCCTTGCCTAATAATATGGTCATAACGACCTTCGATATAACTAATGCAAAATGTATCAAACGATATTTCTTTACGGCCAAGCTTCAAGTGCTTTTCGTAAGCATAATACATAGCATCAATTACATCGTCATCTGCGATAACGAACGCATTTTTTACCCTTCCGATTTTCACAACTTTTTTTTCATTTTCTGGTATTAACATAATATTCTCCTTGTTCTTTTTATTAAATTTTTTATCTCGTGACGATATGAAACATTGCACATCGCAAGTATATCTCGTCATTCAAAACAATATTCTCAATCTTTTCGACAAATTGCGATAATGACTCTGCTTCTTCATTCGCTTTTTTTACTTCTGCAAAAAAGTTTTTGATATCTTCGTCAGTCAAGCCACATGCTTCTTTGATATCGAATAGACCATGATTGAATTTTAACATATTGATTCTCCTTATTTTAATTTTTGTCTCAGTGTTTCAATCTCTCATAGTTAACATATAAATTATATCCGTCATTCCAATCACACTATTGGAATGACGGACAAATAAATCAATAAATATCATCCAATCTTTCTTTTTCGTATTTCGCTTCCCACAGTTCACGAAGATACTCATCAATAACTTTTGCCTTTTCACCTATCTTCTTGTTCAACTCTTCAACAATTTGTTCATGTCGTTTTTTCAGTTCTTCGATTGCTTCAAGCAATAAGTCAAGAAATTGACACATTTTATCGATTTTTTCTTCGATTGAGCTTGAGCTTTCAGGAAAATCAAAATGTCTTGTAACCTCGCATCCCTGATATGATAGTATTATTCTATCATCATCGAAAAATGCTTTCACTCCACCGCTGTGCAATATCCTTTCGGCTATGCTAACATAATCATTTTTTACGACATCGTTTAGTGTTACATCAAATTTCATTTGAAGCCTCCTTATAGTTTTTTATTAATACATCTTTTATTCGTTTCTTCTCTTCGCTATGAGTTGCATCGTGCGAATCAGAATTCAGTGTTGCATGTGCCAGTTCATGAGCAAGAGCATTTATCACCTGATTGACACTCTTATTCTCAGCAGATAAAACTACTTGTACTTTACCATTGCTTGAAGTCATTACCGCTCGATACTTCTCTCTATCAAGCATTGTTGTCAGCGTTATTTCAATTTCTTTCCCGACAATTTCTTTTGAAATTCGTTGTAGTTTTGTCCAATTTATTCCATCTTCCAACATTACGCACATTTTACTCCTCCTTTTCAAATTCCATTAGATTCGACAGGCTCGTTTTCAGCCTTGTTTTTCTTCTTTCTGCCACCTCTTGCACCGTAATATCTTGCTGAATAACAGGTGAGAATTTTCATAATATCCTCTGCAAGTTCTTCTTCATACTTCTTATCCTTCACTTCCATTACTTCAACCTGAATTTCAAGATTGGAAAAGATTGCATCAAGATATTCATAGCCAAACCGTGCAAGTCTGTCTTTGTATTCAATCAGTACCCGTTCAACTTTGCCTTCAAAACACATCTTGATTAACTTATGTATTCCGTTTCGTTTCTCGTTTATTCCACTGGCAATCTCATCAATCAAAACATACTTATAACCTTTGGCTTCTGCGTGTTTTC